TTCAACAACGCCCAGATCCTTAACATGATTCGTAATGAGGCGTCCCCCGAGTATCAGCGGCGTATGCCGTCCGCTACCCAGATGAACATGGATAGGCAGATGGCCACGCTCATGTCGAGTACTCAGCTGAAGAACGAGTTTTACTCGGCGCTGGTGAACCGCATCGGCGGCACGTATGTCAACACGTGGCGTTGGAATAATCCGCTTGCTGTGTTCCAGCGCGCGTCTCAGGCGTATGGTGACACGTGGCAGGAAATTGCCGTGGGTATGCCGCTCGCGCAGGTGTATGACCCGAACGCGGAATATTTGGGCGCGGACAACTTCCGCAAGTGGAAAATCGACGTGGATAGCCTCTATCATCGTCTCGACTTCGCCCACTGGTATCCGGCGACTACGGATGACAAGACATTGCAGCGTGCGTTCACGTCCGAAACCGGTTTGGCCTCGCTCACCTCGCAGATTCTCACGTCTTGCTATAATGCGGCTGAAGTCGACTTGTTTGAGGCCCTCTGTCATCAATTCGTGGAATACGCGAAGCTGGGCGGGTATTGGCGCGTCCACATGGATGCGGATTTAAACGATATGGGCTCGACGGAAACCGACGCCCGCGACATGCTGCGACAGATTCGCGCATGGGCCGACACGCTGAAGTTTGTCAGCACCCGCTATAATGCGCGGCACATGCCGACGTTCGCACGCCCCGACGAACTTGTGCTGTTCTGCTCCCCCGAGGTGAAGAGCGCTCTGGACGTGCAGGGCCTCGCCACGGTGTTCCAGCGTACGGATGCAGAGCCGACCATCGACCGGATTATCGTCATCCCGCAAGACCGATTCGGTATGGACGGTGTGCAGGCGATTCTGACCACCGACAAGTTCCTTATTGATATTCCGGTCATCAATGAGATGACGCAGCAGACCAACCCGGTGAACATTAACTCGGTCAACCATTATCTGCATGTGCAGCACATTATCAGCGTGTCCGGCTTCGCCCCCGCCATCATGTTCTGGACTGGCGAGGGTTCCACCGCCAACGTGGTGGCGCCGACCGGCACGCAGGCCAAGGCGCCGACGTTCCAGCTCAAGCTGGCAACGTACGGTGGCGGCACATCCACCCCGTCGAACGTGGCGCGTGGCGGCGCGGTGCAGGTCACCGCCGACACGTCCATCACCAATGATGGAACGGCTACGTTCCGTTCGGATGCGGTCGAATATCGCATTGGCGATACCGTCAAGCCCAAGAGCGATTACACCTACATCTCCCCGACCGGCGTGCTGGTGGTCGGCCTTGACGAGCCGAACACCACTATCCCGGTCACGGCTACCGCCTTGTACACCAACCCCGAGACCCCCGAGGTGCCGGGTACCGTGTCCGCCGCATTGGATGTGCCGGTAACCGGCGATGGCGTCATCGGCTTTAATCCGTCCATCATCGCGTCGATTGCCGTCAACGTCTCGAACGTGACCACGGGTCATACTACGCAGGCGACCGCGACGGCGACCATGATTGACGGACGCAAGGCCGACGTGACCGCGCAGGCCGCATGGACGTCCGGCACCCCGGCTAACGCCACGGTATCCGAGTCGGGTGTGGTGGCAGGTGTCAAGGCAGGCACCTCCGATATCACCGCCACGCTGTTCGGCGTGTCCGGTAAGAAGCAGGTGACTGTATCCTAGTGGTATAATGGGAGGGTAGCCGGTTGGCTACCCTCTCTCACGGTGTGATGCAAGTCAAGGCCCGGAGCGCAAACCACGTGAGCGCTCCGGGCCTCGTCATACCGGAGGTCGAACATGATTGATGACGTGAATCCCTACGTTGAATCCAATTTTTCATGGGCGGAATGGACGCCCAACACCACGTTGAAACTCTGCCGCGTCCCGTGGGATGCGTCCTATCGGGATGTTGTACGGTTTGTTTCACGTGAAACACAGCGGGAATGGTTTGAGAAACTGGAGGGTGTGGAATGCCGCCCGGCCACTATGCATATTTTCGGCGCCCCCGTGCGTATCGGCATGCCGTTTAATCAGGCATCAAACTTCAATTACCTCGTGGCGGTCAACGATTACCCCGAGCTGGAATCACCACGCGCATGGTATTACTTCATCGAATCCGTGGAATACATCAACGCACACACCACACAGCTCACGCTTATGCTGGACGTGTGGCAGAGTTTCCAGCATGATATTACGTTTGGTAGCTGTTACGTGACGCGCGGGCATATCGGAGTCGCCAACGAACACCAATGGGATGACTGGGGGCGCACCACGCTCGCACTGCCGGAGGGGCTGGATACCGGCGCGGAAACCGTCATCACTTCCCAGTCGTATACGCCGCTGATATCCAGTAAGCCCGCGCAGCCCGGTTTCAATTCACCGACCTTGGATTATGGCGTCATCGTCGTAGCCACAACCGACCTCGTGGCGTCGGGCGGCAGCGCTGAAAAACCGTCACTGAAAACCGCGCAAGGCTCGCAATTCGAGAATCAATCCAACGGCGCGGGAATCTATTATTTTGATACCGCCGACGATTTTACGCGCATCATGCAGGCAGGCAGCTCGTTCCCGTGGGTTACTCAGGGCATCACGGCGATTTACGCCATTCCAAAAATCAGCGCCGACTATATTGCCGACGCTGGCCGTGAGGTAACGCAATTTTTCGGTACCGGCGCGGCTGGCGTGATTAAAGGCCACGTATACACGTTCCTATGGGAGGCTAAGAGCGATAACCGGTATGATGATATTGTTTCCATTAAGAATTTTCGCGATAATTTTAACATTCCGAGCCGGTATCGTAATCTGAAAAAATTGCAGTGTTATCCGTATAGTGTTGTGGAATGCTCGAGCTTGAATGGCTCGAACGTCATCTACCGACCCGAGGATATCCAGTCCAATGACTTGGTTATCCGTGAAACATGGAACTATGCGCCCCCGTCACCGCGTTTGAACTTCTATCCGGTGGACTATAATACGGGTGGCGCGGCTACGGTAGCCTCCCCGTCCGGGAACGGTACCGGGTTGCCGATTGACGGCGGGGAAATGCTGAATGTCAGCTTCGGCATTACGAATTTTCCCCAATTCATGGTGGTGAACAATGGGGCTTCGCTTGCTATGGCCAACAGCGCGTACACGAGAGCTTACGCGGAACAGTCGGCCGGGTGGGCGCAGCAAAAAGCGACCATGAGCGCCGCCAACACGTTATCTCAGGCTGGTACGGCGATTCGTACCCAGCAGGAGATAACCCAACTGGGCATTACCAATCGTAACGCGCTGAATGCCATTGCAGCCAACTCGCTCAACCAGTCGCTGGCCATCGGGCAGGCGAACACCAACGCCATGACGGATCTCAACGTGTCCCAGAACAACGCGCAATCGGCGTGGGGGTTGATATCCAATGCCGGGAATGCGATTATGAACGCGGACGTGGCTGGGCTGATTGGCGGCACCATTAACGGCATAGTCCAGAACGGCATCACCAACACGGGACTGTACGCAAGTCGTGATATCGCCAACGACACGGCAGCCGCGAACACCGCCAACAGTGTGGCGACCAACGCGGCGCAAACCTCACAGGCGAACACCTATGCGCAACGCGCCCAACAGATTCAAGGCACATCCAGCGCCCTCATGGCCGGACAGAACTATCGGCTGGCCACGCGCTTTGCCGAGGGCGATTATGAAAATGCGATTGCGGGAATCAACGCGCAAGTGCAGCAAATGCAGATGACCCCGCCGACCACAAGCGGCGCGGCGGGCGGCGACTCGTTCAACCTCGCCAACGGCATCATGGGCGTGCTGGTACGTTTCCGCACGTGCGCCCCCAGCGCGCTGCGTAGCGTCGGGGAATTCATGCTAAGGTTCGGGTATTTTGTCCAGCGGTTCATCACCCCGCCCGCAAGTCTGCAATGTATGGAGAAATTCACGTACTGGCAGATGCAGGAATGCTACATTAGGGGCACGCTACCCGAACAGGCGCGATTGACCATCAAGGGCATGTTTGAGCGTGGCGTGACCGTGTGGGCCAGGCCGGAGTATATCGGTGTGACCGATTGGGCGGACAATAACCCGCTGCCGGGCATCGGCTACGAGTGATACAATAGTGACATGAGTAGGTCTAAAAGGAATCGAGTCGGCGGCGCGCTGCATCCGCGCGGCAACTACGCCAAGGCACGCGCCGCCTCTCTCGATGGCATGTATTATCATCTGTTGGAAGAATTGGCGTTGAACCGTTTTAGCTGGCGTGGATTGCCGCCGACCGTGGACGAGCGATGGCTTGAAATGTGTCTGTGCGAGTACGGTTGCGCCCTGTTTTTCGAGGACAAGCGTATAGGCCGGTTCCTCGTCACGCAAGCCGGTTATCAAGGCCGATTGAACGTCTATAACAATCCTACCCGTTTCGAGCCGGTGGGCGTCAACTATCATTACCGGCAGCTCAAGGCGGGGAAGGAGTGTATCCCTATCTGGGATAATCGTATGCGCATGTCGTTCAAGGATATTCTATGGCAGTACGCGCGACGATTGGCGGACATTGATAAGGCGTATGACGTGAATTTGGAGAGTCTGAAGCTGCCGACCATCATCACCGCCGACCCGCGTACCAAACTCACTGTACAGAACATGCTGCAGCAACGGCAGGACGGTCAGGATTATATCATCGGATACGACTCATTGGATCCCGGCAGTATGTTCCAACCGTGGCCCAACACCACGCCTTACCTGTTGGATAAATTTATTCAACAGAAGGCGCAGGTGACCAATGAGGTGCTGGGGTATCTGGGTATCCAGTCCAGCGGCACGGAGAAAAAGGAACGTCTTATCTCCGACGAAGTGGCGCAGGCCAACGAAAAAGTTGACGTGTTCCGGTTGAGTTTCCTTAAGGCGCGGCAGGCGGCGGCGACCGAAATCAACCGACTATGGCCGCAATTGAACGTGTGGGTGGAGTACGCGGACGCGCAATCGAGCGGCGTACCCAACGCGCTGGATCCGAGCGCCTCGGGTACGACGGATATTGACATGCCCGCCTCATACGACGCGGGTATCGGAGGTGTATTATAATGGCACAGGATTTTAGCGCCTACGCGATGGCCACGCCGGGGGAATACACCGAAACATTGGGCAACCTCATCGCCTTAGGATATGACACCGACGATAAACTGCATCTTAGTGCCGACTATTATCCGATTTACGACGAGGGCCATCGCGCCGAGTTGAACGAGAAGATTATCCGCCATTACGCATTGCGGGAAATCGGGCAGGAAACCGCCCAGCAATTCATCTTCTATTTGGGGATGACGATGGCGGAAATCATGCCCTATTTCAACGAGCGCTATAGGACGCTCGACATGGAATATAATCCGTTGGATTCCATGGATATGACCACGGATAGCGAGAGCGGCAGCGAGTCGCAATCATCGGGTAAGGCGTCCAGCACGCAGGATTCGACCAGCAGCAGCACCAGCAAGTCGGATAACAGCAGCACCACCACGTCCAAGAGTTTCGACAGCGACGTGCCGCAAACCGGCGTGGTGGGCGACTTCGCCCGCTACGCCTCCCACGCCAACGAGTCGCAGGCGGACAGCAGCGGCACCGCATCCAGTTCGCAGGACTCGACCAGCCACACCACCGCGCAAAGCGCCACCGACTTCCAGCATGATTCCAGCAATTCCAAGGGCAAGAGCCACGTGACCGGACGCAGCCAGAGCGCCATGAGCCTCATACAGGAATACCGTAACGCCATCATCAATGTGGACATGGAAATTGTGCGGAGTCTCGAACCGTGTTTCATGCAAGTGTGGGGGTCATATGATACAATATTCAGCAACTGCCATAATTATGGAGAATGGGAGTAATCATGGTTGCCATTAACGCGCTGATTCCACGGCAACGCTTGTTCGACGGGATACCCACGTCCGTACCGTTCACCTACCGGGATGGACTGACTGCGTTACAGTTGATTGAATGCCTGAAGCATAATCTTGACGTTCTCCAATGTGACCTGAGCAAGCTGGAGGAGACCACAACCGACCTTACGGAATCCGTGGACAAGGCGCTGGCGGATACCGTGGCGCAGATTAATCAGGATATGGCCGATTTGCGCGCGGAAATGCTGGCTCTGATCCATGAGATGGAGCAGCAGGGCGTGGCCACCTCCCCGGTCTACGGCACCACGCAGCCGCTCGGGCAGGTGCTGGGCGGCATGTACGACAATGCGCGCAATCACGGGTTGTTCTGGGGTGATTATGATGGCATGGAGTTGACCGCTCAGGAATACGACGGGCTTACCCTCGGCGCACGCGAATACGATTTACGCGCCACCGCTGTGGATAATTGTGTCCCCGGCGACTTTCCGGGACGCTCCCAATTCCCCTACGGCAAGAGTATGCCCGAAAACCCGCCCGCCGACATGGCGTTTATCACGCAATCCGAAGCGGATGCACGCTATGTCGAACGCAATCCAACGGCAGACAATTTCGATAGTAAGGAGTAGACAATGACTGCCACCGACCATACCAATAATTACAACCTCTCGCAGTTCGTCGGCACCGACCG